AATCACCACTAGGTTGCCCGAGCTACCGCAAAGCAGCTGAACACGATAGACGCCACGCCGCCGTCCGCCCCATTCTCGTCGATCACGCGTCCCACGATGTACTTCGTGGTGTCCGTGCCGTGGGCGTAGGTCAGCGCCTTGCCAGCGGACGAGGTGCCGACCAACGCGCCCAGGGCCAGGTTCTCCCCGCCGACGACCTTGGACACGCCATCGATCATGACCGTGGCCATCTGGCCCACGTCCGGAGTGTTCTGCAGAATGCCGATGGGATTGTCCGTGTCCGCCGTGCAAAGCAGCACGGTCCCGTCCGTGTGAAGTTTGAGGAAGTAGAATCGCTTCGTGCGCAGGTCTTCACCCGCGACGAACGACAGCTGAGTGCCGGGAATCTCGATTGCCATGTCGATATCTCCTTTTCCTAGGTCCGGTTACTCGATGACCGTGCTGCGCGACTCTGTCAGGTGCGCGGAAGCCAGGTCGGGGCGTTCACGGGTCACGAGGTCGATGGCCTGGGCGATGGTCTTGGCCTCCCCCTTCGTCACCTTCTGCTTGGCCAGGTCCGTGATCTGGTCCATGGCGGTCGCGCCAACCAGGGCATCCGCACGCCCGGATTCAGCATCAGCGCTCACCTGCGCGGCCAGCGCGGCATCCCCGGCCTTGAGCAGTGTGACCACCTTGTCGTAATCGTCCTTGGCCAGCGCCTTCGACAGCGTGTACAGGACCGCGCCCTTGTCATCCGCCGTGCCGGGCAGCGTCGGAATCGTCCCGGAGTTCTCCTTGATGAAGGCCTCCTTGGCAATGGCCTCGTCACGCTTGGCGATTTCCTGACGAAGGGTGTCGTTCTCGGCCTTCTCCTTGGCGATGGCCTCTTTCTGGTCCGCGAGCTCCTTCTTCACGGTGTCGGGGAGTTCCGGTTCTGGCTCCGGGATGGGCTCGTGCTGCTTGGCCAGAGCTTCGAGCTCGTCCAGGCGAGCCGCCTCTTCCGGGCTCAGCTTGGCACGGTCAATGGATACGGTCATGTGCTACTCCTTCGAAATGTCCGTGAGCGCAGTGGCCACCGCGTCACGGAACTGGACAATGGACTTGTCGACATCGGACATTGGGCCGTCCTCCATAAAGAGGGTCTGCCCGATGGCCAATCTCAACGAGTCCATATACGTTGAGATGGCCTCCCACGCTTCTTCCTTCTTTTCCATCAGCTCGTAGCTCACCTGGACATCGGTGAACTGGATCTTCATGACTCGCCACGCCTGGGGCAACCGGTCCACGAATGGTCGTCCCTGCGCCTTGGCCAACGCCACGGTGCGCCGCTGAATCCGCATCCGCTGAATGGCCGTGTATTTCTGGGAGTCACGGAGCGTACGTGCCACCGTCACCACGTCCAGCGGCGTGCGGATGGGAAGGGTCTGATTCGGTCCCGCGAAGGGAACCAACGCACGCGAAACCGGGACCGCACCCGCTGCAGGAGAGGGTACCGGGGCAGGGGCACGCTCGTCTGCGGAAGCGGGTGACGGTCCCGGTGTCGCGGGATCGTGCTTGAACAACACGATATGGGCGCCAGGATTGGCTCCCTTGGGAACGAGAGCGACCTTCGAAATCGTCAGGTCACGCAACCGATACGGCATCTGGCCCCCTGCTGCTACGCCGGAACACGGTGCGCGTGTCCTTCAATGGAGAACATCGTGTATTCGCCCGACTCAATCTTGGCGAATACCCCCGCATCCGGCACCCAGAACCCCACCCACCAGCCCACGTGCAACGCGGCGGCGGACAGGCCCATCTTCTCGAGTTTTTCGGGGGTGACGACCAGCGACTCAATCAGATGCCCCTGGACCGGTCCCTCGTGCCGTTCATTCATGTCGCGGAACCGTAGCACGAAATCGTAGGCGGCGTCTTCCAGGTCTTGTGGAACGATGATGTCCTCATACGAGTCCACGACCACTTCGCCCTCAGTGCTCATGGCGATACTGGCCCATCCGAAGACCTGCTGGCGTTTGGCGTCGGTTTTGATGACTTGCACCATCACTCCCCTACAAAAAAACGGGACGCGCAATCCACGGCTGGATGTGCGTCCCGTCTCCACCCCTCTGACGGACGAGCGTATGGCCTGCCTAGAAAATACCTCTCTAAAGGGGGCCGTGTCAACGCCTTTTTTACTCGATTGACATCTCGGTGTCTATGGTGACCACCACCGCCCGAACAGCCGGAGTGCCGTGTTTCATCTTCACGCTGATAGTGACAGCTCGCACGTCACGCGCAACGTCCAGCATATCGCGCATTTGTCGCAACTGTTGAATGACGGCATCCTGCACGTTCGTTGTGCGGGTGCGCGGCTTGGACGGATACGCCGGGACAAACGCGGCACTCATGCGTCGTCCTCGTCATCATCGTCGTCATCTTCTTTCCGCGTTTCCTTCCGCTCTTCGGGTTTCTCTGGTCCCCGATTGGGGGTGGCCCCGGCCTCGTCCTTCCCAGCGGGAGGATGCCCGAACGCGCCGGTCGGTTCCGGCGTAGGAGCTTCCCGGCCCAGTTCGACGCCTTCCAACGGAATCTTCGCCAGGGACAACAGATGCCGTTCCAGCGGCTCACTGGGGAACATGGTCATGCCCGTGTTCTTCAATTTCACCAGGTAGTCGCCCAGTTCCACCAGATCCGGCACCTCCACGTCGCCATGTTCCAGCGTCGGCGTCAGTTCCGGGTTGATGCCGTTCACGGAGATAAGGCGAGGAATCGCGTACCGGTTGAACACGTCCGCAATCGCATCCAGCCACCCGCCGATGGCCAAGCCGAACATGTGCGTCTTCGAGCTCGAGAGCGCAAACGAGCCATACCGGTTGTTGTGGCCCAGGATGATGAAGTCCGCGAGGATCGTCATTGCAATCGAGTTGTTGTAGCGGTCAATGATGGCCGACGTGTCGAAGTTCCGTTTGCCCCCGGTAGACAGCAGCGTTAGCGTCCACCCGAACGGCAACAGCACCCCTTCCTGTTCGTCGCGGCGAATGTTGCGGACCATGGTCTCGGCCTGGTCCCGATACGCCCCGGCTGCCGTATTATTGGGATCCCACAAATCCAACCCCTCGGGCGGCTGGATCACCGGTAACCCGGCCAGGTCACGCTCTACACCGATGCCTTCGATTTCCTCGATACGCTTCTTGAAATACCACGGCCGATACGCGTTGCGGAGGACCGAGCGCCCCTCCGGACTGTCCTTGTTGGACTCGGTCCGGAACAGCAACGACTTGCTGATGGGAATGACGGCAATCGTCCCGCTGGGCGACCGCTGTTCCATAGCCTGCACGCCCCCGGTGTCATCGAACACCCACTTGTTCAGGGTGTCCTGGGACCGGGGAGCCATCTTGCGCCACCCGATGCGCCCGTCGGAATACCGGCTGGAATCGGACTCATTGCGTTGGGGGCCGGTCCGTTTCTTGTACACGGTCTCCATCCAGGACCAGCCAAACGGCAGCATGGTCAGGACTTCGCTCATCAAATCGCCCCAGGTGATCGTCATGTCCAGCCGGCACGAGTTGACGAACTCGGCCGTTTCCACGGCGGCGGCATCTTCACTGGCTGGCTTCATGCGCCACGACGCTTGACGAATGAGCATCCCGACCGCGAACAGGATCGATCCGACAATCGGATCGTTGTCCCGCATTTCCTTGTAGACGCGAATGCCGTTCTTGCCGCGTAGTTCCGCCAGGAACTCCTCCCGCAGGGTACCGGACATCTCATTGAGGCCGGTGACGCCAATCTCGGAGAAATTGGCTTGCGTCTGTGCGCTGGTCCGGTATTTCCGCACCCGTCGTGTCGCCATCAGGCCACTCCCTTCCAGTACGACCTCGGGGCGACCGGCCCCGACAACTTCCCAAATGTCTTCCGTCCTGATTCTAACATACGCACGACCCCCTCGGTGGCGTCCGGGCCATCATCAAAATCCGCAGGGAACTCGTCGAATTGCCCAAAGTACTCTGGCACCTTGTCTACCAAGTGCCGCGCAAACCGCACCACCCCGTTTTCAATCAAAGGCTGCATCCCCAGGATACGGCTAATCTTGTTCGAGGTATTGACGTTCGGCGTGATCTTCGGGTACAGGCCGCGTTTCCGTGCCAGCTGTTGGATGGTGGGCGCAATCAAATTCTTGAACATGTTTTCTTCGACGCCGATTTCCTGCGCCCCATACGCGGCATAAGCGTCTAACATGACCTGAATCTGTTTGTTCGGAAGAAAACGGTTCATTCGCACATCGAAGATATCAATGAACCCTTCCTTCCTCGTGCGCCCGGCCGTCACAATCACGCACCAGTCCCGTTTGCCCCGTTTCAGCTCACCGGGCTTTTCACCTCCGGCCGGGTCGATGTACGTCCGAATCGCGCCATACGTAGCCAGCAAATCCGGCGACCACTCAACGTAGGTGAACGTCCCCGGATCGAAGGACTTGTCTTCCTCCTCACGCGGGTCATTCATCATCTCCCGCGCAAAGCCCAGCGATCCGACTTCAGGTTCTTTCCGATACGCATCAAGTTTGGCGAGCGACCATTCCTCTGGCCACAGCGCGGAGCCATCCGTGCGGGTGTTGCCAAGAGGGTAACGCTCGTCTCTACGAGTGGGGATGTTGATCGCTCGCCATAACCGGCCATCCCATGCCGGATCCTTGACCAGATCGGCTATCAGACAATCATGATTCGGTAAGTTCCCAATAACATACACATCCCAGTCCGACGCCCCCAGACCGAGGAACGTGCCGCCGAACCATCGCTTGTGCCGGCGTCGTTTCAGAAATGTGTCTGCGGTTTCCGGAGATTCGGGGTCATCCAGAATGGCCATGTCTGGACGGGCATGGCGGTGTTTCAGGCCACGCATTCTGGAGCCCATACCCTTGGCCACAACGGTTGCGCCACTGGCAAATACCAGCTGACGGTCCGTCCACTTCACCATCTGGCCTTTCGGGTCTTTGGCCGGGGCCAGGTGCGGGAAATCCTGGAGCAGGAGTTCGTTGGTGTCCAACTCCTGAATGATGGTGGCCAGGTTCGATTCGGCCACGGCCGAGGCCTCGCCAATCATCAGGATGAATTCCTTGCGCTTATACGCCAACTCCTGCAACGGTTTGGCCAAGCTGATGATGGTGGTCTTGCCGAACTTTCTGGGAGCGATACGGGCCTTGCGTTTGCCGGGGGTGGTCTCATCGCAAATCTTGAAGATGTCTTCGTGGAGTTCACAGAACTTGCGGGAGAAGTGATGCCGGAGATACGTGCGGCAAAACGTCTCGATGCTGTCTCGGCTCGCGGCGATGCGTTGCTGCTGGGGGGTGTCGCCACGAGCGGAACGCAGGCCGGAAATCGCTGGCATCAAAGGGGATGTTGCGGCAACAGGCTCGGCCCGTCGTCGCAGCAAGACATCCCCCAAGGTGCGCGGCGGTTTCATCGGCGCGGATTATCCCTGATGATGGATGGGAAGGTCAACGGGAAAGCGCCAACTAAGATACATCGCGCTCGGATGGCGGCGACAACTCATGCTTGGCGTTCTGCGTCATCTCCGGCAACGCGGGGGTGTGGCCCCGGTCGGTGGTCGAAATCTTGGCCCAGTCGCCCTCAATCTTGTCCAGCGTGCTGCTGTCGCGCACATGGCGAGCGACCGTAATGCCCATCTCCTCCAGCACGCGGCGGAACGTATCTAGCGAGACGGCCCCGGTGGTCTGGATGCGGTGGATGCGCTCGACCATGCGCGTGACCATCTCCAACAGGTGCGCGGCCTGCGTAATGTCGGGGACGGCGGCGGGTTTCCCGATTTTCTCCCGGTTCCACTCGATGAGGGCACCGGTCAACTCGTCATACCGGTTGATGTAGTCAATGACCAGCGCCCGGACCATCTGCACCTCGGGCATCAGGTCCAGGAGGTCGTCCTCGACCTTGCCCAGTTTCGACAACCGGGCGCGGATCGAACCGTCCTCAATGGCCTCGCGATACCGCCGCACCGGGTCATAGGGCTTCTTGGCCGTCTGGTGAATATGACATGGCCCCAGTCCCGCGTGCGCCGTGCCGCTGCCGCTGGGTTTGGCGCACCGTTTCCCACTGGCCAGGATGGCGTTACATCGGCCCGAGCGGGGCGGGACCATGGCCTGGGTTTGCTTTTCCTGCGCACGCCTAAGTGCGATCTTCATGGAACCCCTTCCCCGTCCACGCCTTCACGGTAGCGAACCCCGTACCGACGACCTTGTAATGAACTTCCAGCAATCCGGACTGATACACCCGATATTCGCTGCCATAGGGCGTGGCATCATACGGACGACGCTCGACCACCATCTCGGAAATCACGCCGATGATGGCACCTTTATGATTGTACACGAACTCACCGGCTTCGCCCAGCGGCTGGATGACTTCGCCCATCTTGACGGGGGTCGGTTGCATCACCGTTACCGGCCCTAGCAGGGGTTTACCGAACGCCTGGATTTCTTCTGGTGTCGCCTTTAACAGGGCGGTCCCGGCCACGGCCCCGGCCGCGACCAGTGTCCCGGTCAGGAATCCTCGTCTAGTCATCGCGGTGCTCATGTCTCCCCTCCTGCTGACGCATTTTGGCTTTCCACTCATTGGGGGTGTATCCCTGGGCATTAAACTCCCCGCGTGCGACGGCCGCGTGAAACGCGGCGACCATCTGGTCCGCCATCGCATCACACAGCGGATGCCGCCCCATCCATGGCTCACGGTTCGCGCACATCAGATGGGGGCTGTTGTGGGGGAGCAACCGGATGACGGGAATCTTCATGGGGGTCACTACTTTTCCACGGTAACCGCTGACACAAACAATACTGGTGGTGCCACGCGTCTTGCGCGCAGCATCCGTTCAAGTTCATGTGGAACACCCAGGCGTGTCCGCACTGGGGGCATGTGTCTGACATCAGCCACCGCCCATGGTGTACAGGCACTCAATCCACACCCAGACAAACGCGATGTAGATCACGGTCACTGCCGCATACAGGAGAAAGCGTTTAGCTGACATTGGCACGGTCAAAAAACGCCTGTTCATCGTGTTTGAGAGTCAGCAACTGGGCAATCATGTGGTCTTCGTCTACCAGGTCGGCACTGGCTGGGTGGGCGCACAGCGTCCGCGTTCGCTTCCCGTCCGCGTCCAGCTCATCGACGTTCCGACTGAATCCTTGTTTGATCCGCATCCGGCGTCCGGTCTGGGACACGAGCTCAAAGAATCGTTGCCGTTCCAAGGAGGCACGTTGTTTTTCATCCAGGAGTGAGTGCAACAAGGCCTTGGCCTTCTTCACGGCCTCCACCCGTTCGGCCATTCGGAGATCGGCCGCGTCCTGCACGCGCTGGCGTTCAGCGGCGATGTCTTCGTCCGAGAGCTGGTTGTTTCCCGCCCCGTACGAGATGGTTCCTGTTCCGTCGTACGTCACCCACTGTGTCCAGGTCGTGTCCGTCTGGACATAGCCGTTCCATCCAGTCCACTGGGTCCAAGTCGTGTCGTTCATCGTGGACGTGTCCATCGTATAAGAAACCGTGGCTGTGGTCTGCCACTGGTCATTCCACGAGACCCACGCCGTACTGTTGGTCACGGTGTCCTCGTAAAAAGTGGTCATGGTGTTCTCTGGCAGGATTCCTGTGATGTTGCATGTATGAAATCCTGTTTCCGGCAGTTCATCGCCACATGCACGACAGCGCCCGGTGAAACGGTCGGCAGTAAAAGCATTCTCGCTCATGGCTCCCTCCGTTCCTGCTGGTAGCGTGCCCACGCCTCGATGAAATACTCACAGTTTCCAGACCGTTCGTTGTCGGCCCCAGATGTTTGTCCTGCGTCATAAAACCACCGCGCCGCCC